CAACCGACGACAAAAATGGCAGAAAATGCAATAAAAGTATTGACACCAATACTTAGTTGTGATAATATATAACATATACAAAATAAACAATAACATACACTGCAATAAGGAGAAATATAATTATGTCATTCGCAGCATTAAAGGCATCTAGACAAGATGCAATGTCAAAGTTAATCAGCGCTGCTGATTCAACAAAAGAAAAGTCCTACGGAAACGATGGTTTTTGGACTCCAACAGTCGATAAGGCTGGTAACGGATATGCCGTTATTCGTTTCTTACCCGCACCTCAAGGTGAAGATTTACCTTGGAGTCGTTACTGGGACCACGGGTTTAAAGGCCCAACAGGTCGTTGGTATATCGAGAACTCATTAACCTCTATTGGTCAGAAAGACCCTGTGAGTGATATGAACTCTTATCTTTGGAACACAGGTCGTGAAGAAGATAAAGATATTGCCCGTCAACGTAAACGTCGTTTACATTATGTCTCTAACATTATGGTGATTACTGACCAAGGTAACCCCGATAATGAAGGTAAAGTTTTCTTATACAAATATGGTAAGAAGATTTACGATAAGATTATGGATGTAATGCAACCTCAGTTCGCTGATGAGACTCCTGTAAATCCTTTCGATTTTTGGGGTGGTGCTAACTTCAAGTTGAAGATTCGTCAAGTAGAGGGATATCGTAACTATGATAAGTCAGAGTTCGATGCTTCTGCTCCATTGTTAGACGGAGACGATGCTAAGCTTGAAGAGGTTTACAATCAACTTAAGTCATTGACTGAGTTTGTTGACCCTAATAATTTCAAGAGCTATGCCGAACTTCAGCGGAAGCTCTTCGAGGTTCTTGGTGAAGACGGAGTTCCCGGTGTTTCGACTGAAGTAGCCACAGAGCTAAATGAAACCAAAGAGCCTGTTGTCGATGCTCCGGCACCAGTAGAACCAGCTCCAACTGCCACTCAACCCGAGGCAGGAGGTTCTAATGAAGATGATGATGCATTGAGTTATTTTGCTAAACTTGCTCAGCAAGATTAAATAACTCTTTTGAATAGGGTAAGGGAGTGGTCGATTCTTGGCCACTCCCTTTTTTTTATATTAATTGTCTTGCACCCATGCCATACATTGACATAGTCAAATCCCTATCTGGTGTGATAGTATTATTCACTGTGGTTACGGACATGTTTTGATTTCCACCGCCTCCACCGCCTGCTTGATTAACAACTATCGGTTGTGATGCATTGGTTGCTTGCTGATTTAAATTATCTTCTTGCATTGCTGCCATTCGGGCTCCAGAGTTCGCGCCCATGTTTTGTATATTGACTCTACCATTTCTTCCACCAAAGGACATTGAGAAACCTTCTGGTACTAATGATATTGCGTCTACAAACTTTTCTAAATTCTTTATTCTACCTTTATTGTCTAGGTCGGCTAACATGTCAAGAAATCGATTGATTCCTTTTTTCGAGTCCTTACTACCAAGTCTTTCTGCAGCCCTACCAAATATATCAAAACCATCTCCAGCACCTATTAATGCAGACTTGAGTGCTTTGACATTATCTAAATTATCTGCCAATCTAAGTATCTTATCCATTGGACCTTCACCACCAAATAGACTTGCAACACCATCAGCAAATTTTCCTACCGCACCACCAACTCCAAATGCAGCCAATCCTGCTCCAATACCTGACATAGCCAAGAAGAACTCGGAACCTTCTCCAACAAAGCTACCACCTTTTTCTTTTATTGAATCTCCGATTGATAAAAGTGTTAATACATTATCTTTAATGGCATTAGCAAAGTCTCCTGTTCTGAAATCAGCAATAGCTGTTGCTAATCCAGCAATACCGGCTCCCATTCCAAATACCGCAAGACCAAGACCAATACCTGACATTGCGAGATAGAAGGCACCTGATTCTCCGATTAATTCTTTAGTTCCGCCTAACTCGTCTGATATGGATAATAAAGTAAGTACACTATCTTTAATTCCTTGAGCAAATCCACCAGTAGCAAAGTCTGCTAGAGCTGATGACAATCCTGCGACTGTCGACCCTGCTCCGAATATAGCAAGACCGAGACCTATACCGGTCATGGCTAAGAGGAAAGCTCCTCCGTCCATTATCATTTTGAGATTACCACCCAACTCGTCTTTAATCGACAATAAAGTGACTACCTGGTTCTTAATATTTTCAGCAAAGTTACCAGTACCAGTAAGAGTTTTAAGACCATCAGATAATCCGGCAATTGCAGAACCTGCTCCAAAGACAGCGAG